CTAAAACGTAATATGTTATCCTCGTTACCTACATTATTAACTATGATATGAGATAAAGGAAACATTGTCTGCTTCGATAAATCTATTCTTGTGATATCTCCAGTTGTAACTGTGTTGACATTTACATCTGCTAACAGTTGGTTCTTAATTGTTTCGGTAACTTGATAAAATCCTTTCATTTAAAACTTACTTTTTATTTGTTGTGCTTCTATCTCTGCTTTCTCTTTCATAAAGGATAGCATCGTAAAACATTGATGTACATTTAATTCAGTGATATCTTCAAATTTTGTAATATCTCCGTTAGAGAGCCCATAAATTGATTGATACCAACCCCACTTTGCTCCAAAGTTAGCTGCTCTTGAATAGCCTCCATTTCCGTTTGATTGTTGGAAGAGTGAATCGTATGCTTCGATAACTCCATTCCTAAATTCAGAAAAAAAAACACTGAACCAATTGCAGCACCCAAAGGCATATCTTTCATTACCTCTGGATTCTTTACATCGTACTCTTCAATGTTATATTTACCAACCTTACTTGTTTTGATTGGTCTGTATAATACATTCATTGCAACGTGCATTTGCTCCCATTTAGAAACATTGTTATCCAGATCTATATACTCTCCTAAAGACATTTCGTCTAAGTCTGGAATGAATCCATATTCAATACCATTCATCTCAAACCGTTCTGTATGTTTTGGTGTTTGGTTAAGTAGTTCTGTAATGATATCTACAATAGCAGCTGCACTAGACATCTTTAATTTGTAGCTATCTGATAAAGGAATCCCACAGAATATCTCTATCAATTTAGCATCCAAGAAATTACCCTCTGGATTGTTTTCAGCTATTTTTAAATACTTTTGGTATTGTCCTAGCGTTACTTCATTAAGTGATGTCGGTACATTTATTTCAATCTTCATAAATCATTTGATTTTCCCTTAGTTGTATAATGAAAAAAACAAGCTATTTTATGAAATAAGCCTTACAATTTTCGTAAGCCTTTGTAAGTAAGAAAAATTCGTTGTGGCTCATTGGCTTTCTGATCCTAATTTGTTTGCCTGTTCTGTGATGTATGAAGCACTCTACAACTGCTATCATTTGCCTATTGTCCATTATCTCACAAAGTATTTTCCAGCGTTAGGGTTCTTTAATTGAGAAGAAATTGCGTAACGTGCAGCATCAATGCAATGGTTAAAAGCATCAATAGGTTTATTAATGGTGTTCCCTTCTCTATCTTTCATCCAAGTATAAGACTGCAACTCTTTTATTAGGTTCTTGCTTCTACTTGTTACAAATATTTTGTTTTGGTTTATTAGATTGATTCCATATACAATTGAGTCTTTACCTTTAGTACAAGGCAATACTTTATGTCTGTATGTTCTTAGTTCCGCAATTGATTTAGGCTCTGCTGAGTCTGCATAGATTACACCCTCTATATTATTTGTAGTTAATAGATTTGAGATGTCTATGTTTAGAAGTTTTTTTTGGTATATAATCTCATCGAAGATATACCCATCATTGTATTTATATAATGCTATTGCAGTTGTTGGATCATTACTATATCCAAAATCCATTCCGTAACATAGCAACCTTGCTTCTTCTGGTAGTTGGTTTATCTCTTTCCAATCTGTAATACATACACCATCTAAAGAACCAATCTGTCCAAGTCCATATACTTGCCACCAGTTACTCCAATAGGTAGAGTCTTTTGCTTTCTCTCTTGCTCGTTCAATATCTTTTACAATGGTATCTGGTAATGCTTCATTGTCTAAATAGGTTAATGTAATGAAGTCTGCATCATCATTTCCAGCTACTTCTTTATGTGCCCAGAAGTTTGCAGTTGGATTAAAGTCAATCCATATATCTCCAGAGGTTCTTATTGACAATTGTTGGTATGCCTCAAAGGGAACATTGTTTGCTTCATTTACATACAATACATTTCTTCTTGCACCTCTTAATTTATCTGGTTGTTCTACTGAGAAGAACTCAATATAAGATCCATTAGTAAAAGTATAAGTTAAAGATGACCTATTCCATTGGCTATCTTTAAACCTATTAGTTAGAAGCATTATCTTTAAGAAGTCTCTAATACATCCCCTTCTTAAATGTGGTATAGACTCAGATACCACACTTGTTTCTAAGTTAGGTGTTCTAATACATCTATCTATTAAGATAGGAAGTATCCCAAAAGTTTTACCAGCAGAAGTACCACCTTGTATTACTTTCTTTCTATTCTTTAAAGCATGGAGTTTCCTAATTGCAGTTGTTGTTTGGAACATCTACAAATCAAATAATGGTTGTTCACTATTAACTGTTATATCTTTTGTTTCTTTTGGTTTACCAGCATAATAGTTATAGAACATTTGGACATATTTAAAGTCTCCATTTTCCACTCCTTTTTCTAATGCTTTAAATGCCTTTGGTTCTAACGGAGATAATCTTTCAATCATCTTTACTTCTTCTGATTTAGATGGTCTTCCTCCCTTATTTCCTAACGTTCCTTTATTGTTTTCTCTCTTGTCCATAATCAGTTTAAATCAGTTAACTAATTATATAATAAGAAAAGCGATCTATTTTATTTTATATCTTACTTTTTTTCTTCAACAGTCATATTAATAGCAGTTACAATTGCCTGAACTTCTAATGCTAATTTGTAGCACATCTTTTCTAGTAGTGCTATTCTTTCATTTATTGTGTGTTTCTTTTGCTTCATATTTATTATATTTTAATCCTTAACTTAGATTCAGTAACACTAAAGAAGATTCCCCAATCAATTTAAACTCTTTATGTTTGTGCCTTCTCTCTAAGCTAAGAATTTATTTTAATTCTTTTTTTAATTTCTCTATGTATAATGTTGCATCCATCAACTCCTCTTGCAGATGTTGTAGCCATTCTAAGGAACTTAAATCATTCCTATCCATTGTCTTATTATACTTCTTTATTCCTACCTCTGAACGTTGCTTAAACGAGCCTATAACATCATCAACTATTGTATCTTTCATATTAGTTTATCACTTAGTTCTTGTATCCATTGTCTTATTCTATTCTTATTGCAAGTGCAAATCTCTGAGTACTTATGATTGAAGTGCTTTGCATGAAGTCTGCACATTGTTTTAAAGTCTTGGTTAGACATTTTAGTTGTGATTCTTTCCTTTACTCCATTCCATATTAGTTTATCTTCTACCATAAATTTATATCATTTAGGTTCTCTTGTCTTTCATCACATCCACAATCTGGATAGAGTTTCTTCCATAACCATTTAATCCCTGTGTAATATGTAATTCGTTCTATTAAGTCTCCTAGTCTCATTGTTTAAAGTTTTAATACTGCATCAATTAAAACTGAAATAAGGCAAAATATAACAATGCCTAATAAAATTAATTGAAATATCTCTTGTGTTTTTTTTGTGTCTCTCATAATTTTTATTTTAAAAAGTGGTGCAGCCATACTCACGTATAACTTGCGACAATTAATATGAAGAGTCAGCTACACCTACTTTGATTAATCTTTTACTTTATCTTTTAATGCTTTCTTTACCTTTCTAAATGTATTGTACAAAGAATGATATGTGATATTTGTTTTGTTTGATAACTCTGTAATTGAGTATTCATCTTGTATAAGGTTGTACACCTTTTTATCATACCAATGCAGTTTATCTAACTCTGATTCTACTTTCTCGTTCTCTCCTTCATAGTCTATGTATTCTCCAGATGCTAAGTCCAGGCATAAATCAATAGATGTCTTTGGCAATCTATTCTTCTTATTTTCCAATTGTAAAAATGTTGTCTTAAGTGTTTTGTATATGTAATAATAATTTACCTCATTATTGTAAGAAATATCTAATCCTTTGTTCAGCATCTTGCCGATTATTAAATACATATCTCCTACAATATCCTCTGCTTCATATTTAGTACAACCAAACTTTAAAGTTGTATTAATCCATTTCTTGTGAGACTCATATACTTTCTCTAACATTACATCAATGCTTTATAAAGTTTTGAATACCCTTCCTTCTGTGCCTCGATGCACGTATCATAAATGATAGCACCAGACTTTAACAGTTCCTTCTCTTTGTACACATCGCAAGTAACTCCCTTACGTGATCGTATAAGTTCTATCTCATACCCTTTGTCTTCGCAGTAGTTTGTCATTGTAACAAAGTCTGGTAGACCTAAATTATTCTCTTTCAATTGTTGCATCAAATCCTAATTTTTTAAGTTCTCTTATTCTATACTCTT